CAGTGTCATACTTGCCAGACGGTTGAAATCCAGGAACAGTGAATAAATCACCATTCATCATCAAAGTAACAAATGTTTGATCAGTCAAAATGCCACGAACAGCAGCTAGAGCATTTGAATTATAGCCATAACTGTCACAAATGTTATTGATAATGGATTGAACCATCCAAGCAACGTCAGGAGACATACGTTTATCATATCCTCATAGTCACCATGGAAATAATGTTCAGAAAACTCTGACAATTTCTTATGGATCGTAGGACCAGCGCGGTGCATGTCGATACCAACAGCAAGACCTAAAGAAGGTCCACATTCCATCAGTCGAGCATACACAGGGGCAAGAAATTGCCGGGCAAGAACTAATGATGGTAACTCAGCGACACAAAATACACGTGTCTCACCAGACAAACACTTCTTCATCGATCGCGGTTCATCTTTGAGAGCAGTAGTGAATATAGGTCGAGCTGAATGACCATTCATGTAACATTCCAAGGTTTCATCAATCGCATCATTCACCATATCAGTAGGCCATCTGTGAGGATCGATATCAATAGGCAAATGTTCACTCTTAGGACCTTTGTATCCAAATCCTGAAGCAGTAGAAGCATTCATACGACGGATAAAATCGTCTTCAATCACACCATTTATCGCCTCATCGCGAGTCAAAGGTGCAATAGAATCAATCTTATTTTCGTGAAACACTTCAATTATACGCCTAGTCAAATACTTAACAACCTTAGACATCTTCGTACGATCCAGTGCAGTTCTAGGAACTGAAATATCACGCAAAAAGTTGTTATAAGGTGAAATGTATTGACCATCACGTTTAATCGACTTCATCAAAGGACGACCAAATTGCTTAGTAGGAACAAATCCATAGACATCATACATCTTGGTAATCAAATCATACTTGGGTCCATCCATACACGTAGGAATCAACATCGAACGCTGATGCGAAAAGCCAACACCCTTCACATGTCCATAGTAATCTAGTTGAGAAACATCCTCAAAGAAGATAGGTGAGTGCATATTAGGCCCATCCATCTCGATAACTCGAGACGACTCCGACGTAATAGTAGTCAAAACCTTCTTAGTGAAATATTCAATACCAGTATCTAACATGACAGAAGTAATAGGTGTAGCATAACCAATATCTTGGTTATCAGCACCAGCAACATGTAAACCAACGAAGGCAGAACCAGCACCAATACCAGCAGTCAAGACATTACCACAATCACCAGAACGATGTTTAATGGTATATCCAAACAAAAATTCGTAATTAATCTTAGAACCATTGTTCTTTGCCAATTGATTACGCAAAACAGTTGTCAATACAGGAGTACTATGTACATATCCTTCGAACATTTGTAAATGCGTAACTTTAGGCAAGAAATATTTACGAACATCGCGGAATTGCATTCCACTTAATTGGAACATAACCAAATCAGGTCCAATCTGGATCACATCCTCCTTATTCAAGTGGCTTCGTCGACATTTAGCGGGATCAGAGCTCTCACCAACAACAGAGGCAAGCACATCCACAGGAAATTCAGTAAACACATGACCAACAGTGACCACAAAGTTACCTGAAACACCCAAACCCATCACTTGACTAGTAGAATTTTTCTTCACAATAGTTAAATGACGAGTATTACGCGTACCAACTCGAGCAACTTGTTCAGCAGACTGGGTAACAACGGGCTTTGGAAGCTCTTGTT